GCTGCCCAGGCACTGCCCATGGCTGCGGCCGTGCCGGCCATGGCCGACATGCCTGCGGCATTCGCTGCGCCCGCGCCGCTGATGGCGCCCAGCGGCAGCGCCCTGGGACGTGGCAATGCGGCCGGCGCGGGCGCGCCCATGGCAGCGCCCAGCGGCCCCACCATCATCAACATTCATGCCGTGCCCGGCATGGACCCCAAAGACATAGCCCGCGCCGTTGCGGCAGAGCTGGACAAGCGCGACCGCGCCAACAAGTCGCGCGTGCTCAGCCAGCTCAGCGACACAGAGGGATAGGAGCCCGCCCATGCCAATGATGACCCTGGGCCAATTTGTGTTTGGCCTCGATACCGTGGCGTATCAGGAAATGCAGCGCGCCACCGACTGGCGCCACCCCAGCAATAGCCGCGTGGGTGCCCGGCCGGCGCGCCAGTACGTGGGCCAGGGTGATGACACCATCACGCTTACGGGGCTGTTTGTTCCCGAATTCCGGGGCGGCCGCAAGACCCTGGACGAACTGCGCAAGATGGCCGACGCCGGCAGCGCATACGCCATGGTCAACGGGGCCGGGGACAACCTGGGCGCCTGGGTCATCCAGCGCCTGAGCGAAAACGGCAGCGTGTTCATCAAAGAGGGCCTGCCCCGCCGCATCGACTTCACCGTGGAGCTGGCTCGCGTAGACGATGCCCAGGCCGACCCCAGCGGCGGCAGCGATGGCGGCACGGATGACGACTGGGGCGACGACGACTTTTGGCGCTGGATTCTGGAATGAGCGGCACCGAGAACCAGGCCACGGGCGCCTACCAACAGCCCGATTACGAACTGACCATCAACGGCACCAACATCACGCCCCGGGTGGGCAAACGCCTCATCGAATTGCGCCTGCGCGAAAGCCGCGGCGAAGAGGCCGACCAACTGGATTTGACGCTGGACGACTCGGACGGCCGCATGGCGATCCCGCCCAAGGGCGCCACCATCTCCATTCGCCTGGGCTGGCTCAATGAGGGCATGGTGGACAAGGGCAGCTTTGTGGTGGATGAGGTGGAGCACGGCGGAAGCCCCGACCGCATCAGCGTGCGCGCACGCAGTGCGGACATGGCCAAGAGCCTGCGCGAGCGCGCCAGCCACAGCTGGAACGACAGCACCGTGGGCACCGTGGTGCGGGACATTGCCGCGCGCAACAGCCTGCCCGCGCGCATTGCGCCTGAGCTGGCCGAGCGCAAGGTGCAGCACATCGACCAGACCAACGAATCGGACCTGCATTTTCTGTCCCGCCTGGCGCGCCAGCACGACGCCGTGGCCACCGTCAAAAAGGGGCAGCTGATCTTTCTGCGCACGAACCACCGCACCAACGCCAGCGGCCAGCCCATCGCGCCCATGCACATCGTGCGCGCATCGGGCGATCAACACCGATGGCACACCGCAGACCGCACCAGCTACACCGGGGTGCGCGCGTATTGGCACGATGGCAAGCACGCCCGCCGCAAGGGCGTGGTGGCCGGCAACACCACGGGCAGCGTGAAGACTCTGAAAGACACGTTCTCCAGTGCCGAAGCCGCGCGCCAGGCCGCGCAATCGGAGATGCAGCGCGTGGACCGTGGCGCCGCCACCCTGAGCCTGGCCCTGGCCCTGGGCCGGCCCCACCTCATGCCGCAGGCGGCCGTGACCGTGGAGGGCTTCAAGCCCGAGATTGACGGCGAGGGCTGGCTGGTCAAATCCGTGGAGCATGCGCTGGGCGATGGTGGCTTCACCACGCAAATCGAGCTGGAGCGCCAGGGCGATGGCGACGCACAGGCCCAGGATGATGCGGAGCCGGATGACGCCGGAGCGGGCGAAGATGATGGCCTTTGACTGCGCAACAGTTGCGCATAGAATTCCGGCATGACAGCCAAACAACCCACCGCCCACACAGTCGAAGAAATCACGGAATGGATGCAGCGCAATGGCCTCACGCAGACCGCTGCAGCCGAGGCGCTGGGTATCTCCCGCCGTATGCTCGTGTACTACCTGACCGGCGAGAAGCCCGTGCCCCGCACCGTGGCCCTGGCCTGCCTGGGCTGGGAAGTGGAGCGCGCAAACGCGGCTTGAGTGGCTTCTGAAAAAAGGCGTTGACTGCGCAATCATTGCGCATTAATATTCTTCCCATGGCAGCAACAAGCGGCCACTGGCCCGGCAGATCCGGGAAGTCTCGGCCGCACAGGTCGAACGCTCCAAAGGGAAAAAACCATGTCCTACCTCATCAGCAACGGCCAGATCGTCGCCAAGACCTCCGCCACCCTGGCCAGCGGCCAAAGCGTTGCATTCAGCGGCACCCGCGTGGCCGAGGAAATCAACGCCGGCCGCCTGTGGAACCTGGTCAACGCCCAACGCGCCACCATCGGCAACGGCAAGACCTGGGATGCAAAGTGGGCCAAGCTGGAAGATGGCCGCATGGCCAGCGAGATAAACCCCGGCGAATTCTTCATTGCCTGACTGCTATAGTGGCGCCATCCAGATAGGCGCTGACACTGCCGCGCAGGCAGCTTAGGAAATACCGCCGTGATGGTGCTCCATCAGCGGGCTCCGCTCTCTCCACTACCGAACAGGTAGCTTCTCTGCCGCATAGGCAGTACCACCGGAGATTGATGATGCAAACCGAAGACCAGGAATTTGATGCCGAGGTGCGCGCCTTCGTTGCCTCGTTCGGCTGCGTGCAGCGCACCCGCTATGGCCGCTGGTTGGCCTGGCTGGACCCAACGCACGACTTTGTGCGCGAGGGCCTGCAGCCGCCTGGGCAGGTCAACGTCTACCTGCACGGCGAACCCACATGCACCGCCCAAAACAGCTACTGGGACGGCCAGCCGCCCATAGGCTTTGCCCGGGGCAAGCCCCTCTTTGGCGGGCCGCTGGACTTGCGGAAATCCGCCGACCGGGAGCTATGGCGCCAAGCGTGGGCCGCGCGCCCGTATTTCGAGAGCGCGGAATCGGCGCGCCGCAAGATCGAAGAATGGATCTGGGACAACCGCCCCGACATCGTGCGCACGGCAAGGAATGAGGTGCGCGAGGCCATTGCCTACCGCCGCCGCATGAGCTGGAAAGCCCGGGAGCAGGCCCATGCCTGAGTGGCGCATCTACCAGGGCAACACCCTGTATTGCCAAACCGATTGGGCGCCCATGGCCGTGGCTGCCTGGGACCGAGCCGCCCGCGATACCAACAACGACGATGAGCGCCGCGAGGTGGTGCTGGAGAGGGATGGGCAGTTGCTGGAGCGCGTGCTGCCTCGCCGTGCGGGTCACCCTTGGCCCGACAGCAGCACCACCGTGCCAGAGCTGGGGGATGTGGCGGCGGCCATCCTGCAGCTGGCACGCGCTGCAGGCATCGACGCCACTGCGCTGGCCGATCAGATGACGCGCAGAGGCCTTCCCACCGCGCGCAGCCGCCTGGACCGCATCCGCACAATCTCGCGCGACAACAGCGCGCATACATCAAGCGCCGAGCTGATGGCCATGTGCTATGCGGCCGTGGGAATTTTGCGCAGCAACGAAAAGGGGGATTGACTGCGCAATGATTGCGCATTAATATTGACTCCATGGCAGCACATCGCCGCCAGCGGCGCCTCCCGTCAATGAGGGGCAAACCATAAAAGGATCTGACCATGACCGCATACATCGCCACCATCCGCCACCACGAAATCGCCAGGGCTCGCGTGATCAAAGTCGAGGGGACGTTGACGCAGGCAAAGCGCGCCGCAACCAAGGAATTTGGTGAAGAGCGAAATGAGTTCCTGATCGTCATCGCCCAGGATGACGGACGGGGCGAAATCGTTGCGAGCCGGCGCGTGGGAGAGAGCCGATGGGTGGACGTGCAATGACAAGCCGTAGTCGTCTTACTGTCACGCCAGGCGGTCCCTGGCGGCTGTACCAGCATATCCAGCTGCCTGGCTGGGAAATGCTGGGGACCGTCCAGCGGGACCACGAAATCGGCGCGCTGGCGCGCAACCTGCGCACCGGCCAGCTGGTCATGCTCAGGGGTGGCGCCGCATCAACTCTGGATCAACGCAAGGCCGCAGCATCCATGGCAGCGGCAATGAACGAAAGAGAACCGTCATGAACGCAGCAAGCCAGCTCATCAAAGAATTCAATGCTCGCCGCCCGGCCGCCCGTATCACCAGCTTGGGGGGGATGCCGCAGATGCGCTACCTGAGCCCCGACACGGCCGTAGGCGGCTACGAAGTGCAGATCCTTTTTGATGACGATGCCGGCGTGGCCTATGCCTACCTCTACCACCCTGAGCGCGGGCAATGGGTCACTGCCCACCCCTTGGCCGAGGCAGAGGGGAAGGCCCGCGAATGCATTGCAGCCAGGCGGCAGGAAATGGAGCGGCGCGGCCTGACCTTCGGCGAAATGGAGCTGCACCAGGCGCTCACAGCGGCGGCCAAGGCCCTTGTGCTGGCCTCGCCGAATGCACTGCTCACGCCGCCCTGGTGGCGTCAGGAGCGCAAGGCTGATGCCTGACCAACAAAAAGCCCGCTGCGTGCGGGCTTTGTTTTTTCAGAACGGCGCGGGTGAGCGGATCACCTCGGCCGGCCCCACAAAGTCGTAGACGATTTCCCCATCGGGCGCATACACCCGCGTCCAGTGCGGCCCTGTGTGCTCCACGCGGTAGTCCTCGGGGCGCAGCGGCAATACCCGCTCACCCCAGATGCCTGCCCAGCGCGGCGGGCGCACCAGGGTGGGGTGCAGCACGTTGAGCGGGTCATCGTCTGGGTACACGGACGTACTCCCTATGCCACTGCTCTGCCACGGTTTCCGTGCGTGCGCCGCGCTCGGGCGTGGGTGCAATCGCTTGCGGCAGCTGCTCCACATGCGCCGCCCAATCGAATGCTGGCAGCGGCGTGTCGTCCAGCGTGGGCCTGGGGCGGATCAGCCACAGCTGCTCGAACTCGGCCAGCCCCTCCGGTGTCATGGCCGTGGTGTAGCCGCGCCACAGCATCGCATCGCCCAGGATGTCCACGGGGATGGGGTCCGCCAGCCGGTGGCGCGAATGCTCCAGCGATATCCAGCACTCGTACAGATGGAACTCGCGCAGCGTGCGGCGCATGTTGTTCTTGCGGCCGTACGCGTACTCCATGCGCAGATCGCCTGCCACGGGCGCGGGCCAGTCGCGGGGGTGCAGGCGCACCCCGTTGCGGCGGAGGAAGGTAATTTCGCAGTTCACTGGATAAATATACAGTGTCAGCGCTCACTACCGTTTTTGAAAATCTCTATCGCAGGGGCATCGTGGCCCGCACGCGACGGCGCACAAAAAAGCCCGCACGCAGCGGGCTTTGTCTTGCGCAGCTGGCGGCTACTTGGCCACGTACACCACGCCCAGGTCTTGGGCCAGCTTGGCCAGGCCGGGTTTGCGGTTCAGGTAGCGGCCGTTCTGCATCTTGTCGCTCCATGTGTCGTCGCTGTCCACCAGCTCGTTGAACGACTTCACGCCCAGGGTCTTCTGGGCCACCTGCAGGGCCTTGGCGCGCGTCACCGATACCGTGGCGCGGGGCGCATCCAGCACGGTGGGCTTGGGCACCATCAGCACCGGCTGCGCCGTCACCTGCACCTGGGCCTGGTCCGTGTGGATGAACGTGCGGTAGACGCCGTACACCACCGCGCGCAACACCTCTTCACGGGTCTGCTCGGGCGCCGCCAGCGTCATCACGCGCGGGGACAGGCGGATGTGCAGCGGCTTGGCTGTGATGACCTCGAATGTCTTGTTATCGGGCGAGAAATCGCCCATCTCTTCAATGACCTTTTCAATGCTGCCCTTGAACTGCGCATGCGACAGCGTGGCCACGGCCGCCAGGGCCAGCGCCAAAACGTACTTCTTCATTGCTCTCCCTCCGGTGGTGAAAAACGGATGCCTGCTCAGGCGCGGGCCAACATGGCCGCCAACGTGCGCAGCGCAGCCTGTGCCTCTTGCGGCACCTTTTCGTAGTGCTGCAGCAGCTGCTGTAACTCAGAACTGACTGAGCCCGCCGCGCCGGCAGTGCCACCGGCCGCGCCTGCGCGCAGCGACAGCAGCACATAGCCCACATCCACGCCCACGGCGTGCAGCTGCTGCAGCGCCTTGGCGTCGGGCGCGAACTCGCCCTCTTCAAATTTCAGCAGGGCCAGACGGTCCACGCCGGATTTCTCGGACAGTTGGCCAATCGTCAAATCCAGCCTTTTGCGCTCCTGCTGGAGCCGCTGCGCGATGGTTTCGCCCGCAGGCTCAAGCCCAGCAGGACGCACGCTTGGGTCAAACGAGCGCGTGCCTGTCAGTAGGAACGGGATGTCCACGCCCTCGCTGCCCAGCGCGGCGAGGTAGTCCGAGTCCGGTTTGCGGGTGCCCTTTTCGTAGTTGAGCTGCGTGAATTTTGAGATGCCAGCAAGCGCTCCAAAGTCCTCTTGGTTGAGACCTAAGCGCTTGCGCTCCACTATCAAGCGCTCAAAAAAATTGGACATAGTTCAAATAATTCTTGACTCGTTGTACGTTCGTCAAATACATTGGAGCCACCTTGTAACAACCTAGCTCCAGATACTACATGACCACCCCAGCGCACCAAACCCGCCATCGCTCGGCTACGGTCGAGCCCCTGATGCACGCCAAACCCATTCCCCTGCGGCTGACCGGCGAAGAGCTGGAACGTGCATGGGCAGGCGCCCAGCACGAGGGCCGCAGCGCAAGCAACTTCATCCGCATGATCCACAACATGGGCATGGAGCAGTACGCCAAGCACGGCCGCATCGTGCTGGGCCACAACGACACCGGCACCGCCACCGCCGCCGAGCAGCGCTGAAAGTCCGGTCATGGCACAGGCAGCAGCAAACCCCTTTCAGCCCCAGCTCGGCACGCAGCCGAATCTTGGATTCACCAAGGCCGCTCTGGGTGTAATCCACCGGGCCGGTAAGCCCGCCCCCAAGGCGCGCGCCACTGTGCGAAAAGGCGCGCAAGGCTGTAACAACCTGTCCAAGCCGGAAACATCTGCCGACACGCAGGCCCAGGCCCAGGACGAAGGCCCGCGCCTGAAATCCGAATTCCACCGCATCGCCTGCCCGCACTGCGAGAGCCCGGCCACCATCCGCCGCAGCAACCAGGTCACCAACCTGACGCGCGAGTACGCCTTCGCCTGCACCAACTTCGAGTGCGGCCACACGTTCAGCGCCACGATGGAAATCACGCGCACCCTGAGCCCCAGCGCCACGCCCAACCCCACCGTGCGCCTGCCCCTGAGCACCCATGTGCGCCGCGATCTGATGCGCGAGCAGCTGGCGTGCGCCCAGCCCTCTGACTACCGCACCACGCAGACCGCGCCCAGCACCCTGGAGCTGTTCGGCACCAGCCCGCCAGCGGACTGACCACGGGGCCTAGAGCCCCACCCACCTACCCCGTTCCCCCTGCCCTGCGGAGCCTGAAAGAAGGCCCTGCGGGACGTGCTCACCCTGAAAAACGCAACCCCGAGAGGACGCAATGCAATTCTTTGAACTCCGCAGGCCCCGGCCCGCGCAGCAGATCACCCTGGTGGATGAGGCCCTGCGGGCCGAGCACACCCGGCACGCTGCGCGGCTCAAGGAAATTGACGGCCTCGCCAGCGACCTGCAGCGGCTGCAGCAGCACCTGCCCGCGCTGCGCGCTGCTGGCGTGGACGTGAGCGGCCACGAGTGCGCCAACATCGGCGGCCTGTTCATCCACGGCGGCCAGGACCGCGCCCGCAACGGCCGCATGCTGCAGGCCCTGATGGGCATGGGCGGCAAGGCCCGCAACAGGGCCGCATTCAAGGATGGCGGCTTTGCCGTGGAGCTGGACCTGGGCGGCTTGCATCTGGCTTTCTACGTGGACCCGCGTGCAGCAGGGGCCGGGGCGCAAGGGAGTGCGGCATGAGCCAGTACGCCGTGACCCATGTGGACGCACTGCATGTGCGCCGCCGCCTGGTGCTCAGCGCCGCCAACCGCGCCGCCGCCCAGGCCGCCGTGGAACGCATCTACGGCCTGCCCTGGTTCCTGACCGCCGTGCGCCTGCGCAGGGGTGCCCGATGAATCTGGCCGACCTGTCCGCGCCCGAGTTTCAGCGCCTGGTGGCACTGCACAGCCAGCCGCCCGCGATGGCGCCGGCACTGCGCCGCCTGCCGCCACCGCCCGTGGCGCCCGAATTCGCGGGCCTGAGCCCGGAGGAATGCCGCGCCCGCCTGCGCATGCTCAAGGACGACGCCGTGCGCCGTGCCAGCAATGGCCGATGGAGCGATGCCGAGGCGCGCGAGTGGACCAGCCTGCACATCAGCACGCGCATGACGGCTGTGCTGCTGGCGGGCATCGAGGGCGAAATGGAAGAGCTGGCCCACCGCGAATGGCGCGAGCTGCCACCGCCCGAGCGCGCCGCGATCAAGGCGCAGATTCGCTATCTGGCTGATGAGATGGCCGGGCTGCGCTCGCTGACCCTGCGGAACTAGCTATGTCCGCGCTGCTCAACGCCAAGCCCACCGGCCGCCGCCTGCGCACTGCGTCGCAGCAGGAGTGGAAGCGCCACAAGCCCCGCCCGCACATGGTGCAAGCCGCCATGCAGGCGCTGGAGAAGGCATTGCCGCCGCAGTGGCTGCAGCCCATCCGCGCCATGGGCCTGGGCAAGCTGGGCGCGGGCGATCTGCCCGAGTGGGCGGCGTGCTTCGACGCGCTGGTGGCCATTGACGACTTTGCAGCGCGCCACGGCAATGCGGCCGAGTGGAATCTGAGCGACTACGAGATATGCGCCATGGCCAAACGCCTGGCCGAAGAGGTGGCCGAGCTGGATTCGGGCGCCCAGGCCCAGGCCATGGACCTGCCGGCGCGCGTGGACCTGGTGCGCCTGATGCTGCGCATGATGGGCGTGCAGGAGTCCGCGCCGCTGGTGGGTGAGCCCGCCATTCGGCGTGCCATGGATTCGGCCTGGTGGCGGCGCCTGCTGCGCAAGCACGTCACGCGCACGGTGGAGGCCGGCGCCGTCAAGCTGGGCGTGGTCAACCGCTTTGCGGGCGGCTATGCCAGCAATGCCACGGTGCGCCGCCGCACGGCGCAGGTGGAGCGCAACGCCAAGGCGCTGGAGCGCTCGCTGTTCAAAAACGAGGCCGGCCAGGTGTTCACGCTGGCCGAGCTGGCGGCCCTGTCCCCATCCAACCCGGTGATTCGCGGCGGCGAGCTGATGACGCGCATCCGTGGCGCCGAGGAATATGCAGACGCCCGCAATCATGTGGGCCTGTTCCTGACGCTGACAGCGCCCAGCCGTTTCCATGCCGTGACGCTGGGCAGCGGCGGCCGGCCCCGCCCCAACCCCCGCTATGACGGCGTGAGCACCCCGCGCGATGCGCAGCTGTGGCTGCGCAACAAGTGGCAGCGCGTGCGTGCCCAACTGGACCGCGATGGCGTGCGGATGTACGGCATCCGCGTGGCCGAGCCCCACCACGACGCCACGCCCCACTGGCACGCCCTGGTCTGGGCCGAGCATGAGGCCGCAGCCCAACGCATTGAGCAGGTCATCCGCGACAAGTGGCTGGCCGACGATGGCGACGAACGCGGCGCGGCCAAGAATCGAATCAACGTCAAGCGCATGACCACGGGCGGCGCGGCCGGCTATGTGGCCAAGTACATCGCCAAGAGCGTGGGCCATGCGGCCCTGGCTGACCACCTGGATGTGGTGCAAGGCCAGCTGTGGGACGTGGAGCAGGGAGATATGCCCGGCCACCGCCGCGTAGACGCCTGGGCCGCGTGCTGGGGCATTCGCCAGTTCCAAGCCATTGGCATGCCCAGCGTGTGCGTGTGGCGCGAGCTGCGCCGCGTGGGCAAAGACCAGATCGAAACCATGCGCCTGGACGGCGACCGCGCCACCTGGCAGGCCTGGGGCGCATGCCACAAGCACAGCGAAGAAATCAAAGCCGATTGGCGCCGCTACATGGAAGCCATGGGCGGCCACTGCGTGGGCCGTGGCCGCTGGCACCTGAGCATTGCGCGCCGCCCCGTGCCGGCCGGCGCCGTGAATCAGTACGGCGAAGAAATCGCCCCGGGACAGGGCCGCGTGGTGGGCCTGGAAACCCGCGCCGGCCGCTGGCTGGTGTCGCGCCGCATTTCCTGGCGCAGCGTGGCCAAGGAAACCGAGACTTTCGACCCCGCAACGTGCACCGATGCCGATAGCGGCAAAGCGCTTGCGATGGGCGCTGACCGCGCGCCGCTGGCGCGCCCTTGGACTGGTTTCAATAACTGTACGGCCCGCCTGCGCGGCGAGACGCTGCGAGCCCTTTTCGGGCGCGGCCGGCACGAGGCAGAGGACTGGAGCAGTCCCAGCAGCCCGGATTCGGTGCTCTACCGGCCCGCCGCCCCCACCCCTTCCCCCGTTTTTTCCCGCTGATCCCGCAAAGGAGGCCACCCCATGCCCGAAATCACCCTCGCCGCCCGCCGCACCGAGCCCCGCGTGCACTGCTGGGCCCGTTCCATCAATGGCGACTACGTGCACAGCGAGCACATGGCGCCCGACCACTTGGCCAAGGTCTTCGCCGCCGAGCGCGCACGCCTGGCCGCCGCGAAGCCTCGCCGACAGCGCAAGCCGCGCGCCGTGGCCGCCGAAATCAACCCCGCCCAGCTGCGCCTGGTCGGCTGACCCTGCAACCACCAACCACCCCGAGAACCACCATGCAACACGCCACCCCCGCCATGCGTACCTATCGCGCCACCATCATTCCGCCGCACATCGAGGCCGCCGAGCTGGAGCAGCTGGCCGACGCCGGCCTGCTGCCCACCCACAACCTGAGCGCACCAACCGCCAGCGCGGCCATCAATCTGGCGCACCTGGCCACCGGCCGCCCCGTGCTGCGCGTTGAACGCCTGGAGGCCTGAGCCATGCAAATCGTCTACATCGAGGACCGCCTGCGCGGCGAGTCGCTGGCAGAAGCCATGCGCGAGCAGCCCGACCTGCGCGAGAGTGTGGTGATCGCCTGCATGGCTCCCCCCTTGCCCGTGCTGATCGAACAGCACCATGCCGAGCTGGTCAACGCCCGCGCCCAGCTCGCGCTGCAGCCCGACGACGAGGGCCTGCAGGCGCAAGTCGGTGAGTTGTCCACCACGATCGAAGCCCTGCAGCGCGCGGCCGATCGCGTGTCGGGCGTGGCGCTGGACCAGCCGGCAGACGGCCAGACCATCGCCATGCGCCGCGCATTCGATATTCGTTTTGGCCAAGACAGCCGCCAGGCCTCTGCGTCGATGCCCGTGGAGCGCCTGGCCGTGTGGGCCGCAGCCTGGCGCGCGGCCGTGCTGGAGACGATGGCCAGCATGACCGGCGCCATGGTCTGCAACATCAACCTTGAGCCCGCCGAGCTGGCCGAAGTCAAAGCACAGCTGACCACTGCTGACCGCCGTGGCATTCGTATCGAACCCATCCCTCACCAGGCGCGCGCCATCGAGATAAAAATGCGCTGGCTCCTGAGCGAGATCGTGGACCGGCTGCAGCTCGTGAAGGCCTGCGCCTATCGCCCCGACAGTGGAGCGATTGCCGCCGAACTGGAGTGGCTGGCCGCACTGCACGGCGCCGCTCAATCGTGGGGGATGTTCGACCAGCAGCCAGCCACGCCCGCCGTGGAGGCGACCGCAGGCCCTGCCAGCGATCTGGTGCTGATCATTGCCGCGCTGGAGCACGGACGGCCGCAGCTCGCGCACTACATCGAGCCCCGCGAGCGCCACGCCCAGGCGCTGGCAGCTGCTCGGCGCCTGCTGGCTGCAGCGACGGCAACGGAAATGACTACCACCGAGGGAGCGTGACCATGCAAACCACCACCCCCGTGGAAATCCGCCACTTCCATCTGTTCTGCGGCCTGGGCGGCGGCGCGCGCGGCTTCAACCGTGCGAGCCCTCGCGTGGGCAACCTGCAGGCGAAATTCCGCTGCCTGGGCGGCATCGACGTGGACCCGGCCAGCATCCGGGACTTCGGCCGCCTGGCCGGCGTGCCCGGCACCGTGCTGGACCTGTTCGACCGTGAGCAATACCGCACATTCCACGGCGCCGAGCCGCCAGCGGACTGGCGCGAAGCCACAGCCGCGGATATCCAGCGCGCAGCTGGCGGCGAACGGCCGAACATCGTGTTTCTGTCCGCGCCCTGCAAGGGATTCAGCGGCCTGCTGTCCGAGGGCAAGAGCAAAACCGACAAGTACCAGGCCCTCAACCGCCTGACGCTGCGCGGCGTGTGGCTGATGCTGGAGGCCTGGAGCGATGACCCGCCCGAGCTTGTGATTTTCGAGAACGTGCCGCGCATCGCCACGCGCGGCCGACACCTGCTGGACCAGATCGTGGCCCTACTGCGCGCATACGGCTATGCCGTGGCCGAGACGACGCACGACTGCGGCGAAATCGGTGGCCTGGCGCAGAGCCGCCGCCGCTTCCTGCTGGTGGCCCGCCACGCCGAGAAGGTGCCCTCGTTCCTGTACCAGCCCCGCAGCAAGCCGCTGCGCGCCGTGGGCGACGTGCTGGGCCGCATGCTCCTGCCCGGCGACCTGCGCGCCGGCCCCATGCACCGCGTGCCCAGCCTGCAGTGGAAAACCTGGGTGCGCCTGGCATTCGTGGAGGCCGGCAGCGACTGGCGCAGCCTCAACCGGCTGGCCGTCGAGGATGGCACGCTGCGGGACTATCTGATCGTGCCCGAGATGCACGCCGGCATGCTGGGCGTGCAGGACTGGACGCGGCACAGCTCCACCGTGACCGGCAAGGGCCGGCCGAGCTGCGGCAATTTCGCGGTGGCAGATCCGCGATTCGAGCAGTCGGCCCTGTGGTCGGATGGCCAGGCCTACGGCGTGCGCCGATGGGATGCCAGCATGGGCACCGTGGCCGGCCAGCAAGGCCCTGGCCAGGGTGCATACAGCGTGGCCGACCCGCGCCACCACGGCCCCGCCAAGCACTCGAACGAATACCGCGTGGTGCGCTGGGACCGTGCCGCCATGGCCGTGACCAGTGCCCACGGCACCGGCCAGGCCGTGGCAGATCCGCGCCGCGATGGCCCCAGCTTCGGCAAGTACGCCGTGACGCCCTACGGCACGCACGCCGGCACCGTCATCAGCGGAAGCACCACCGGCCAGGGCGCGTTTGCCGTGGCCGACCCGCGCAGCGGCATGGACGCCGAGCGCGCCGCGTACACCACGGGCGGCCACTACGGCGTGGTGCCCTGGGACAGCCAGGCCGGCGCCGTCAGCGGCGCGGCCTGCCACGACAACGGCCGCTGGAGCGTGGCTGATCCGCGCATGCCGGCAGCTGCTGACAAGCTCGTGTGCCGCATCGTGTCCGAGGACGGCACATGGCACCGCCCTTTCACCACCCTGGAGCTGGCGGCACTGCAGAGCCTGGTCGATCCCGAGGAACTGCTGGAACTGGACGGCACCAGCGACCAGGCCAAGCGCGAGCGCATCGGCAATGCCGTGCCCAGCGAGGCCGGCGAAGCCATCGCCCACGTAATGGGCGAAACGCTGCTGCTCGCGTTGAGCGGCGAAACGTTCATCCTCTCGGCGCAGCCGGTATGGGTGCGGCCGATTGCCCTGGGGCTGGCCATGGGGACCACATCATGAGTAAAGAAACCCTCCTTCACCCGGACGATGCCTATCAAGAAAAGGCCGCAGGTGGCCAGCGTGGCAGCAACGTCTACTCCTGCGATGGCGACCAAGTTGGCACGCTGCTGCGGGACTACAGCGACGAGCAGCTGCGCGACATCGTGAGATTTGCCAATGGCTTCTATGCCGTGGGCCTTCGCCTGGGGCGCGCGGAGGCTCAGGCCCGCATCCGAATTGCGCTGGGCCTGCCTGAGTAGGCGCAACAGAAGGGACCGACACAATGAAAAAGCACACTAAGCGCAAGCACTACAACCCCCAGGGCGCGCCTATCTGGCGCGGCAATGCCATGCGCGCCATGGCCCGCGAGCTGCGCGCCATGTCCGTGGCCATGCTGCTGGCCGACCACGGCAGCGAGCAGCGGGAGGTGCTGGCATTCCTGGCCCACTTGTTGGGAATCGGCGCCGAGGTGGCGGCCCGCCTGCCGCCCGAAAAACGCAACGCCTACGGCCTGCACCAATCCCTGGCCGTGGTGGTGCAGATGGCATGCGATGGCAACCGCTGGGACTCAGCATGGGCCGCGCAGCTGGCGACAGCTGCGGACCTGTCCGCCGATCTGCTTGTCGAAAACGGCGACATCGCCGGCCAGGTGTTTGACGGCGCTCACCAGCTGGCCGCGCGCATCCTGGCCGGCACCATCCGGGCCGATGCCATCGTCCAACCCGCACAAGAGGAGGTGCCAGCATGAGCCTGGTAACGCAAATGATCGTGGTGGAAAAGTACGGCATGCGGCTGGACTCCAAGCAGCTGGCCGCGCTGCTGAACATCACCCCGGGCGCGCTGCTGAACCGCATCAGTGACGGCGATTTGCCCATCCCCACGTACAAAGACGGCGGCAAGCGGTTTGCGGACTACCGCGACGTGGCCGAGTACATCGACAATTGCCGCTCGCGTGCAGCGCTGTAGGCCAGGTCGAGGGCTCAGCCCTCGGCCTGTGTATCGTCTTCGCCCTTCTTTTTCGCACTGGCCTGGTTCGCCGCACGCACAGCGGCCGGCCCTTCGTGCAGCATCTCCGGCCGCAGATTCGTGTAGCGCTTGAGGTGCTTCCAATTCTTGTGGCCCGTGACCATGGCGACCTCGGGCACCTGAAAGCCCGCCTCGAATAGCTGGCTCGTGCCCTCGTGGCGCATGTCGTGCAGCCGCAGGTTGTCAATGCCCAGCGCCGTGCATGCCTCCTTGAAATACTTGCTCAAGGTCTGGGGGTGCAGGGGGAATATCCGCCCGTGCTCGTCATCGCGCGGCTGGGCCTGCAGCAGATCCCAAGCCGGCCCCAGCAGCGGCACCCACTGGTTATTCCCTTTTTTGCTGCGCGGGTCTTTTCGATCGCGCACCAGCACCAGGCGCTTGGCCTCGTCAACGTCAGCCCAAACGATGCGCGTGAACTCGCTGCGCCGCATGGTGGTGAGAGCGGCGAACTGCACAGCATCTGCATATCGCTGGCCGCGCCGCGCTGCCAGCTGTGCAAGGATGTCGGGCAGCTCAGTGCCCTCTGCGCGGCGATATCGCACGCCACCGCCGCCAATCAGTTTCAGGTGCGACAGGAGCGGCCTGGCCTCGTGCACAACGTCGGGCAACTTCACTTTGAGCATGGGCGCCGCGTACCGCATCACCGTGCCAAGCTTGGACACGTCCATATTGATCGTGTACAGGCCTGCGCCCTCTTCGGAGCGGACCCGGCAGAACCCCACCACATCGTCTACCGATAGGTTTGCCGCATCACTGGTGCCGAGCAGTCGTTTCAGGCACGCCAGCTGGAAGTATTCGCTTGCGGATTCCGCGATGGGTCGGCCTGACTGCTCGCGCATCTCCACGTATGTGTCGATGACACTGGCCACGGTCAATTTTTTGCCCAGCACCGCCTCGGCGCGCGGGGATGAGCCGCCGTCTATCTCGCTCTCAATGCGCCGCGCCCACGCCTCGGCGTGCGCCTTGACGCCAAACGTCTTGCAATATGATGGATACCCTTTGCGGCGCACCAGCGCACGCCAGCGGTTGCCGATTTTGGTGATGCTGGCCAC